ACCTCCCATTCAGGTGCTACGCAAACAAAAGACAATTCATGAATCCTAGGGACAGTTGTTCGTGTAAGAACTTCTGCCGGAAACCCCCGAGTGGTGGGACTCCTGTCTATCTACAAATTGAACCCAGCGGTACAACACTGTCTAGAAGAATCTTACGCACCTCTACCTCCCGATCCGGATGAGGTGGGTAATTCACCAGATACGCCATCTTCAGACCTGTCAGACGAAGATAGTTATTACCCTGCAACTCCGCCGCGTCATTCAGAGTTCGAATAGTCTTAAATTCTAAAACAATCTCGTTATTAATAATGATATCTGCCCTCAAATTACCAATCACATGTCCCTTGAATGGAATCGTAATGATACGTTCCGATTCATATTGAATACCATTCTCCCTTAGTAAAACCTCCATCGCATTATGATATACTCTCTCACTGTATCCAGGTCCCAGTTGAGAATATATCTCTCGAGCGAATGCCTCTATATTCATTAAATATTCTTCAATTTTCTTCTTTATCTAAAGTAAGATGGTGTCCGCTGAAACTACCCGTAGGCGGCGTCGAATCAATACCACACTCAGTCGATTAGCTAATAATTTTAGGAGAGTGAATATACCAAAAAATAGTTTCAATGTAGGGACGGTGACGAGTGCGAATGATCGATACTTATCAGTTCGTTTAAGTCGTAAAAGTATTAGAGAACTTCAAAATGTGTACAAGAAAACATGGGAACAGAAAGTTGAGTATGCGGGTACGATACCATTCACCGTAGCAAATACACGGAACTATGTAAGATTTAATAGACCCACGGAACGTACAAATCGACAACTCGCCACCGTGCAACCAACCCAAGAGGATTTAACACAGTACATTGTGTATCACACACATCCCGTTCCAGGATATGATACACCACTCTTCACGTACCCGAGTGCATCAGATTTTAAGGTCTATATTGATAATTATCCAACTGTACAGGCGAATTTGATACTCGAGAACCAGGGGTATTACATCATCGACCTCATCGAAACAAATATGAATAAACCCAACACCGCTGATGTTATCCGAAAATTTAACAGTCTCATGAATGGTCAAGAATTTCAGAAAGTGAGGGTGTCATGGAGTAATTTGGTATACATTCAAACAACCCCCACTCAATGGAAAAAAGCTGTAAACAAATTCATAGACCCCATCATGCGCAGAGAATTTGGCATATCCGTCAAGTATTATACATGGGATGAACTTGGTGAAATTACACTACTAGATAGAAATGTACTCATGAATATCTCTTAGTTGTAAATAAATTCTTACTATATATCATGTACACTAGGGTCTTCCGCCCATGCATGGTACTTAGAAAGAATCGGATAAAACTATCTCGTGAAGTCGTCCATAATTTGAAAGAAATAAGCAAAATATCTTCTATCAAACAGTGGGAGTATGCAGGTGGTATTAAGTATAAAAATCATACATTTAGTGAACCGACTCGTATTACATCAAAGAAGAGAAACCGCGTCGATGTCGAAGAAATTGAGAAGGTTTGGTATTCGGAAATAGCATATCATACACACCCAGGAATTGGGTATAATGAATGGAGTATGTGTGAAAATATACAAATATTTACAACGCTTCCAAGTAATGCAGATTTTGAAGCGTACATAAAGGGCTTTCCCAGAATGCAAGTCAATCTAATTTGTGAATCACATGGATATTACGTCATTGATATACTCGAATCGTCCTATAATAGGGTAACACCTCTACCTGAAGCTGTTTATGAATACATGAGAAAACTACGTAGTCAGCCATTCATGCGTATAGGTGCATTTTCAGATGACGGAATCGAATATTTCGCAACAACTCTAAAAAATTGGAAAACCTATATTAACGAACAAGTTAATACAGATATGATGAAACTTTTTGGAATATCAATTAGTTATTATGGATATAGTGACGAACCCCCAATTATCACCATCTATCGGGATATAGATGAAGTATAGGGATACTTCCTGACCCAACACTACGATTATTACAATGATATTTTAGATATCAGGATGCACCTTGCTCCGGAAAAAAAATAAAAAGGTATAGTAAAATATGATTGATCCAGTTGACACTGCTGCTATGTTATTTGATAGTTCTATTGGCTGTTGCACCTCACCATGGTTTAGGGGTAGTTGTGTGAAGGGTGGTAAAACGTCCTATTGCCCTAAGTGTGAGTATCATTATTGCCGATTTCACCGCCCAATAAACAATGGTGGTCTGCAGGGTGGACACTCTTGTAAGTGAGTATTACCGTCTATCGGGATATAGACGTAGCATAGAATCCTCTAATTCATCAACCTCGTACCAAGCCCAATGACACTCCGACGAATCCTTATCTATTTTACACATCTCCTGTGCTTCTTTTATCGCTTCTGTGAAACGTAAACGAAGTCTCAAATTTTCCTTGATTGGCCTCACCTCCGTTATAATTGGTCGCTGGTACATACCTTCAAGGACATTTCTACGAGTCTTTGCCAATTTTATCTTATAAAGACTGTTTTCAGAGAAGGTTGCGAAGCATTTCATACTTTAGAAAGGTGTCAAACTTTTAAGCATGAGGATACTTCCTAACCCATAATTTACAAATCCATTTCTCCCCAGACTTTACAGGTTTCCCACCATGTAAAGCCTTTGAACTTACCATTTCATAATTGTCTACTGCATCGAAGAATAAAGCATCACCTTTTTCAAGTGTATACTGTTTTTTTAGGTTTGGAAATACAGTTTCACCACCTTCGTAGTCATCGTTTAGTGCTAAAATGAATGTATACATTCTCATATTCTTACCATTTTCAAACGTATCTTGATGGGGTTTATAGTACCCTCCAGGTTTGTACCGAAGTACTTGCAAATTTTCACAGTTCACGAATGATCGATCTATGTATTTGGTACACTTATGAATCACACTCTTAATAATCGGATCTTCGCGATTAAGCCATGCAGTCTCATCAACTTGCAAATCCTTTCTCGCTTGCTCGATGATGTAAGTTCGTTCTTCCTCTGATAGAAGACTTTTTATGAGTATAGGTTGATTATATCGAGGTAAGATGTACACAAGTATCAGAATCAAAAATAATAGAATCAGCATCTTATTGTATTCATATATAAATATTTCGGGGAAGTCGACAATTATATCGTTCACGAATTGAAACAAAAATTTCATTTCCATACTCCACAATCTTATCTAAAAGGTCTACGATTTCATCATGTCGTTCTGGTTCAAGGACATACTGTCTAAGAAAATCTCCACCTGTATTAGAAATCATTTCAAAAATGTTCGAAAGGTCTCGAGTTTTTTCTATGAATTTTTCCTGTCGTTGTAAATAATTTTTAAACATATATTCATTTATGTCATTCAACATATAGGCAATTCGTAATTGAGTATTATCTATTGGTCTCATATCCAGGTATATAAGCTCTCGTTCCATTTGGTGTACGACCACAGCATACCGTAGTATCTCATTCGTGGCACCCATTTCTCGCAATTCTCTAAACGAAGGGACACCACCACATGGAATGTCTCCATGTTCCCGAGAATTCATAGTTTTCTTCTTAAACTCTATGAAATGTGGATTATGTATTCGACCAGTATCAATCTCACCTGTTCGCCAATTGAAAGCTGTATGACATGATATACACCACATCTGAGCACAACCACTCGTCTTATGAATGACTGTTCCACATTTGGGGCATGATTTACTATCCTTATTAAGAAGTTCCATCGTTTTTACAGTTTCAGGATTACACATATGACCAGGTGTTAATGGTTCGTTACAGGCTTTACAGTATTTACATTCACATAAACCACAGTACCAATTTTCATTTAGAAAACCTTTACATTCTTCTATGGGACACTGACGCACAAAATGTCTCGGTTCAGAATCCATAAATGTTCCACCATTTCGTAGCTGTTCTAAATGTCTATATGTATTCTCCATCTCTTTATAGAGTACCCGTACTTCAATAGGTATAGGGCCATCTATTTCAAATAGTCTGTACCTATTGTGAAGTTCTATGAGATTTTCCTTTTGTTGTCGGATGATACTTTGAATTCTACGCATTTGTATTATCCGTTCAACTTCGGGTTGCGTCTCCGGCATGAGTGCCTTTTCCCTCTCAAATAGAAGAGTCTCTCGATGACGTTTTAGTTCAGTATTTCTAAAATATTTGGTACAGAATGAATCCACAAACTCACGATTCCATCGAGTTTTACACCCCATGCAATGTGGATCTTCAAATGATTCCAATATATATCTTTGAGAACATGAACGACAACTTGTTAAATCACAAAAAGGACACTTAACTTGTTTGTGATTTATCTTGTTTATTTTTTCACAACAGACATCACAAATTTCCATTAGATTAAAGGCTTATTATTTCTTTAAATTACAAATTACAAAGTGATACCACCTTTTCCCATGCGTTTGAAATCTTATTAGAACTGACATGTCACGAATTGAGCCAACACTTCCCGCATATTCTCACGTTTATATATCGTTTTCGCAAAAAATAACGTCATTTCAGCATCCCTGTATGACATGTATGAATGCCCATGCTTCTCATATAACTCCGCAACGTTATCAAGGTTATCATCACACCAATCTTCCACCTCTATCTCTGTCATATCCCCATGCAGACATTTTTCGATGAAATCGGCAACCTCGTCGCTGAGAGGCATGTCGGTAATCACGGTACAGTCGTCGTCGGGGTGATTCATCATATTTTCTTACATTATTTCCATTTTGGCTTCGACTTACGCTTCAATTGTTGCTTTTTTTGTGTAGATTTAACACTTTGTCCAGTATCTTTGGCTACCTGTTTATTTTTCTTTCGTAGTTCCGCCTTCACCATACGTTTCGCCTCGGCCGCCTCACCCGACTTTTTGATTCGCTCTATATTGGTCATCTTGGAAGCCGCAGCCTTAGCTTGGGCGACCCTATCAGCATTAGCCTTAGCCTTAGCTTGGGCGACCCTATCAGCATTAGCCTTAGCCTTAGCTTGGGTGACCCTATCAGCATTAGCCTTAGCCTTAGCTTGGGCGACCCTATCAGCATTAGCCTTAGCCTTAGCTTGTGCGACCCTATCAGCATTAGCCTTAGCCTTAGCTTGGGCGACCCTATCAGCTTCAACCTTAGCCTTAGCTTGGGCGACCCTATCAGCATTAGCCTTAGCCTTAGCTTGGGTGACCCTATCAGCTTCAACCTTAGCCTTAGCTTGGGCGACCCTATCAGCATTAGCCTTAGCCTTGAGACGATCCTCACCCATCTTACGAGCTTGATTGAAAATCACCTTACGGGAAAAAGGGTTCTTGGTGTTCCACTTACTCATAAATCCTGTCACATTAGCATTTGTGAGACCCTTAATCTGTTTGATTTTAAATTCTACACCATCACGAATTTTCTTATTTGTGTTTGCCTTATTGAGTTCTTTACCCTTAATGTTCAGTTGTTTGTTTAGTTCTACAGAAGCGTTGAATGGTTTATTACGGTCTCGTTTTTCTGATTCGACCAATTCAACCATTTTCTTAACATTTAGAGCAATCCGATTAAATTCTTCACCAGTTTGAAATGGATCTCCGGCACGTGTTTTTAATTTCATAAATCGTTTATCATTCTGTTTGGAAAGTTCACTAAGAATTTTATTGCGTTTGGCCATACGATTATCAAGGTTTCTCTGTTTATTGATATTATTCATAGCCTTACCAGCATTGAAATTATTAACCTTATTTGATGCCATACGACGTTTCTTCCCTTTTGCCATTCCCTTCTTTTTAGCTTTGTCGATAGTTTGAGCTTTTCTTTTGATGGGTTCGATATCAGTTTTAGCGTTCGTAACCTGACTCATAAATTTAGCTTTCTGTTCCATGGTAAGATCGGTAAGACCATTTAAGAATGCCTGTAATGTAGTCTGTTTCGCCGCGAATGTATTAGTTTTACCTTTCATCTGTTTGTTCAACGTAGTGATTTCTTTCTCAAGAACACTTGTATTTTCCTTGAGTGTAACCCGATTGATAAATTTATTCTTATTCACATTACCGAGAAGTGTTTTATTCATGAATGTACGAAGTTTCTTCTTCTTTTGAACCACAATATCCGCATTCATGGATTCTCTCTTCTTTTTAGCTTCTTCTTTTGCTTTAATCCCAGTTATTAAACCACCCTTAAAATCACCGATGAGTTTAGTTCCATATTCACCTATGTTTAGTGATAATACAAAGTCGTTAACATTACGGTTAGTAATTTTCTTATTTTCAATCCTAGCATTCTGAGTCCGAGCCTCCTGTATGATTGTATCGACATTCGCATTAGGTTTCGTTAGATTAGACCTAAATATAGCCTTCTTATTTTCGTTTAAGCTTTTTAGATTTATCAGTATGTTTTCAAGTTTTTTCTGGTTCCGTGTTCGACGAATATCAGTTGCATTCGCCTTAGCGGAGTTTAGAGTCTTGTTTGAATTCTGTGTGAATATAGTACGTATTTTTTGTTGATTCTCCTTGGTGAGTCCTAAACGACCCATATGAGTATCGAGTTCGGAAAGTTCTTTTTTACGCATTTCACCTTTCTTTTTTTCAGCGAGTTTCTCTGCATTCACTTTAAAAGCGTTAACATTTCCAGGTTTACGGTTAAATCGTAATAATATAAATTTTTTATCTTGATTTGTTATGTTTATACCTTTCAGAATTTCTTCAAGTTTTTTACGATTCTCGGCAATTCCCTCACTTTTTTTCTGTTTTTTGATGGTATCTGCTTTGCGTTTCATTTTGTTTAAATCTTTCACAGTGTTAAACTCGAGCATGATCGCATTACGATCAGATACATCGAGATCGAGTTTTTCACTGATATATGTATAAAGTTCTTGTTTTTGTATCGCTTGTTTTTTATTAACTTGAGTATTTTTAAAACTTTTAACATTTTCTAACAAAGTACCTAGAGAATTGTTTTGGTTTTTGAAACGTTTGAGAAAACGTTCCTGATTTTCTTTATTTATATCACCCATGACATTTACAAGTTTACGAAGATCTTGTTTCTTTTTTCCGGTGAGAAGACCATTCAATTTGTTTTTGAGTCGTTGAACATTATTCATAGATTTAATTGCATTTAAATTACTTGAAATATTAATATTTCTGTTCAGTGCTCGTCGAGCGAGATTCTTCTTATCTCTATTAATATAAGCTTTGTTGATAGTAGTATCAATATTTTTTACATTATCCATGTTTTTGATATTTACAACTACGTCTAAATTGAGTTTATTTTCTTCTCGAGCCTTACGAATACGTTCAGATATGCGTTTCTTTTCACCTGAGATACCTTTAATTTTCTTAGCCTTATTACGAAGAGAATTTATATTTTTTGGGTTAAGTTGAAATTCTTGCATAATTTTACTAACTTCATTTGAATTGAGTTCCAACTCATTAGTCAGATAACTACGAAGTGCCAATTCCTTTTCCTTCTTAAATTTGTCTGAACGCTTAGATGCTAAATTTTTAACATTTTCGGGGGTCATCTCTGGATAACTATTCCATTCATTCAGAATAAATTGGCGATCTACATTTTTTAAATTATATTTGTTCAATATGTTAGTGATATTCCGAGGTTGTTCGGTGCGTTTACTTCTCATATATTGGTCAATAGTACGCATGATTGAACGCAAATTCCCTGTTTGATTGTAAAATTGTGTTCGCTCGGAAACTGGAACTTTTTTCTCATCAAGATAATTAGTGAGTTTAGATTTCTGTTTATTTTTTATAATATCATCAGCCATTTCGAGACTTTTTTCCACGTCGAGATTACGTGCGAGAACAGTTTGAATATTTTGAGTAGTGAGTCCGAGTCGTCTCATATACACGGAGATTTCATCTTTTTTGGACTTACTTTTTGAGGCAATTGCCCGATCAATTTGAGTACTCACATTTTTCATATTTTTTAACGTTTTGATAGCTGTAATTTTATTCATGAAATCGTTTTTCACACCCGCATTTATTATTTTATTGGACAAGGTATTTCGAGTTTTATCAATCTTACTATCGATTGCAGTATCGACCTTACGATTTATTTCTTTGAGTGCATTTTCAGATGTGATAGTAGAGACGCTACTATTGAAATTTAATTCGACATTGTATTGTTTCGCAGTTGCGATCTTTGCAGTAAGGATTCGTTTTTTACTTTCAATAGTACCTTTCTCAGTGACTTCTTTATTTATAGACGCCTTAATATTTGATAGAGAATTTTTTGAATTTTTAAACTGCTGAATGAATGCATTTTTTTTCGATTTATTGATATCCAATGGTTTTAAATATTGTTCTAATTCATTAATATTATTTGTACGATTATCACTCTTGAATTCCTGAATGGCTGTATCTATATTTTTACGAAGTTGATTGAGATTGGTACTACTGATCTCCAATTGTTTAATGAATACATTTTTTTTACTTTGTGTGAGACTCTTACTCTGATTGATATAGGCTTTCACTTCACGTTTACGTTTAGTGCGGAGCTCTATTTTTTGTTTATTATCAATGGTCTTTTTACGTACCGTCGCAGTGTTTATCACATTACGAAGTTGTACTACTTTTTCAACATTTTTCAATTGTTCAATGCTACGAGAATATTTTACATTCAACGATTTCGCCTTTTCGTATAGCTTCTCTTTCGCAGACCCAATGATACGTATTTTTGCAGCATCAACATTCGCATTTGTTTTAATATTGATAATACTCGCTTTTATATCGGCATCAAGATTCATTTCACGAGCGATTGTGGAGAGTTTTTGAATTTTTAATGCAAAAACACCCCCTTTTTTGGTAGTCCCAGCGGATATTATACTTTTTTCGATGTTATTAACTGCACTTAGAATACTCAATTTTGAAATACTACGTGAAAATTCCGTATAAACATTCATTTGTTTCGCGAGTGCTATGAGACGTTGCTTTTCTGAAACAAGTTTACCCACATTTCTCTTATTTTTTAGACTTTTAGCTTCAGTCACTAATTTGTTAATGTCTTTTTGACCGTTGTTAAAACGAGACATGATAACATTTTTGTTTTGTGAATTAAGTGTAAGTTCATCGAGACGTTGAACGAGACGCATTCTTTTATTCGTATCTCCACCTCGGATGATTTCACCTTGTTTAGTAGTAGCTTCACGTTTCAATGTATTGATACTTTCACCTTTATTGAAACGTCTGAGAAATGCATTTTTGTTTTTCTGATTAATTTTCAATGGTGTGAGAAAGCTGAGAAGATTTTGTTTAACAATGGAACCTTTTTCCTTTTTCCTTTGTTCATAAAGTTTAATGGCTCGGGTTTTCAGAGAGTTCAAATTGGTTTTACTATTGATAAGCCGTTGAAGACCCCTTTTATCGTCATCTGAAAGTTTTACATTTGTGATCATATTCATAAACTCCCGTTTCCGGTTGCTGATAGTAATACGATTTTTTGATTTTGACTTTCCAATTCCGAAAAATCCACCAATACCAGGTCTTTTACGAGTCTCTTGTGATCGACCTTTGTTGAATAAACTACCCCTGGGAAAGTTAACCCGTGATTCAGGTCTGGGTGTATTGAATTTTTTCACAGCGCTCACTTGACCCTTGAGAAATTTTGGTGTTTGACCTTTCATGAATAAACTACCCTTTGGAAAGTTAACTCGTGATTTAGGAGTTTCGGTCCTAAATGTATTGGTATTGGTCTTCAACGCATTAACGTTGTTGTTGGTCTTCAACGCATTAACGTTGTTGTTGGTCTTCAACGCATTAACGTTGTTGTTGGTCTTCAACGCATTAACGTTGTTATTGGTCTTCAACGCATTAACGTTTTCCACTGCTGTGTTAGTGTTCACTGCTGTGTTGTTGGTCTTCAACGCATTAACGTTTTCCACTGCTGTGTTAGTGTTCACTGCTGTGTTGTTGAACGTTTTCGTTACATGTCTTCTACCAATCTTCACTGGTTCATATACTTTCATGTAACGTAATCGCTTACCGATAGAATCAATCATCTGACTTTTCGTCATTTGATCCAATTGTTTGAGACCAACTTTACGAGCAACTTTCTTGATTTCATTACGTTTCGATGATGAATCGAATAAAATATCATAGTCGTTCGGTTTAAGTGGTGAATTCTTATCGATTAGGTATGTTTTCGTGGAGTTCATGATGAGTGGGGGTAAGGGTAACTTATCCGCTTTAATTTCATCGTAGACTTGACATATTTGTTTTTTTGTCAGTTTAATATCTTGGCCTGTGTTCAACTTAATAAGTGCCCGCAAGTCATCTATATTGGCGTCGGGATCGCACGCCTCAATCATATATAATAAACTGATAAAAAAAGTGTTATGTTGTGTATCCGATTGTATACAATTTCACCTTCTGTTCATAATCCATGCTAAAATCAAATACATTTATATCTCCTACATTAGTTTCTATAATCTCAATTGGCATGTCGCATACCACTCGATTTGATAGTGCAGATCGAATAATCGTATCTACAAATTGTTTGGGTGTATCGATCGTATCCTGATAAATACGATCCATTTTGATTTTCATACATGTGATTTCATGTGGTTTTTTATCTAAAAATGGTGTGAGTGGAAACTCCTCTTTTACACCTCCATCTACGTATGTTCTATTTTCATAGGAACCACATGCGAATATAAATGGTACAGCCATGCTCATACATACCGCATCTATTACCTTCATATCTGGATGTGAATCTTTAGAGAAATAAACAGTTTCCGAAGTGTTCAGACAAAATGCAGATACATAAATTTTCATATCCAAATCACTAAACGTTGGATCACTCCCACAAATATCAATCAATTTTTTACGTATCGGACCCATATCAACAAAACCAAATTTGTTAAAAAATGAACCCAGACGTATTTTAACAAAAGTGGGGATATCCAAAGAAAGTGATAGATCGAGTATTTCATCGACTGACATCCCCAATGCCAGAAATAGAGCCAATATTGCACCAGCTGATGAACCAGAAATTTCTCGTACATCTGCGAGTGCAGTTTCACGTGCTTTTAGAGCACCAATGAGTGAAAAAATACCCATAGACGCTGGTCCAAGTACGAGATACTTCATCTCCTTACTTAATAGAACTGAGGAAATTGGCGACGCAAAAGCGCAAACACCACCGCGAAGACGATCGAGTGGGTCAAGGCAGCGGGGAGGCTGGTCTGACCCGATCGAACCACACCACCCGAACCTGGGGGGAGGGTCAAGAGAAGACCTGGACTGAGGGCCAAGAAGAGGGAAGTGGCCACGAGCAGATCGGTCTTGGTGAGTACGATACCCAACGCCTTGGCGACGAGACTGTACACCAAGAAGAACACGAGCGCGTGGAAGAACACGGCGGGTGGGGCAGTCTTGCGGTTCATGAACTTGACGTTTTTGCCAGCGGTGGTGACGAGTACACCTGGGCTGAGTGCGAGAAAAAGGGCGGCAGGGATGGCAACTTTCTGGGAAGTGATATCGGGCAGCATTTTAATATAAGCATATATATTTTTTCATGAATTCTGCGAAATGGTAATAGGATGCACCTCGCATCATATATTCATGAAGATCGTTGTTATTTATAATTCGCCTGATGTGTCGCCATATATAATAGAGTGTCTCGTTCTCGTCATCATGTGAATGTTCAATATATGGGTTATGCTCAGTATAGCAAAACTCCACAAAGTCGCAAAATTCCCCTGAGTGTTCAACTCTTGCATCATACAGGAGTGTCCTGATGGTATCCCACATCATGTGTAATTCATCTGAGTATTCGACTTCCCAGTCTTCGATATTCAGAGGAGTGTGTTCATTGTTAAATTCATCATCATCGCTCACATCGGCATCAAAACCGGTGTTCGCTTCGTATACGTATTGGCTCCAGACCATGGTTAGTTACTTATCTTCTTTTTCGGTTTTATCCTTTATGCCAGTTAATGAGAGAGAGGTTGATTCCTTGACTTTAAGCCCATCTTGTATCGCATTTAAAGCGCCTTCAACTTTGGTCTCATCTCCACTAAAAAATGTGAGTAATCCTTCCTTAATCGCATCCTTATTCATACTACCTTTCCTGACTGATTTACGGATACTAATTTTACCTTTCCTGAGGTTAATGGTATCAATACCCTGACCAACCATATGCTTCTTCACAGACTCTTTTAGACGTTTTTCCTCCTGGTTAAGAACCTTAATATCAGATTTCGCTTCTGTGAGTTGTTTGGTAAGCTCCACAAGTTTAGCAACACTTTCGGAAAGGTCACTAGAAACAGAACTCATTATTTAATACTATATACACCTAATCTTTAAGCACAGAGACCACGCTGCATGAGATCGGGAACGATGGTGGAGTTGTTCCACACAAAAGGTTCCTTAGAGTTAGGGGGGTCCTTGCGAATCTGTTGGTTCGCGTTACGGAGAGCACCACCGACAGTTTCGGGGAAGCCAATTTGTTTGCGGGGTTCGAGGAAGTTTTGTCCCTTCAGAATGTCTTCTGGGGCAAACTGTCCAAAGTCTTCAGCTGAGGCAATCTCACGGGGGAGGAGGGATGACGCGAGACCGGTACCCTTGTTCATACCACCGCATACAGAGACCGATGGGGCGGTTACAGGGCCGGCAGTAGGACCCGCCGCAGTGGGAGCCATACCGAGAGGCGCATATTCACGCTCGACGATGGCGTATCCTGATTTGGTGTTCATGTTAAAGAGGAGGAAAATCAAAGCAGCGACGGCCACCAACATGAGGATGTTCTGGTTGCGACCCTTCATTATCTTTTATATAGTATAAGAGTTTTTTTTATTGGTCAATCTCATCGACAAATGCATACCCATCTGGATAAATGTCAATGGTCGGGTCATCATGGACCCTGACCTGGACAACATTCCAAGTTGGACCAAAAGCCTTTTTGGCAAACCAAAGACCGGCAAATTCTAGGATAACATCACAATTCTTACCGGGCTGGACAGATTCGAATTCTGCAACCTCCTGTTGTGCATTGAAAACCTTGGTCACACCATCGAGATGATCGCCTGTGACCTGATCATCTTTCAAGCTAGGAGTGTAAGCACTCTTGATTACATTTTCAGAAAGTTGCTTACCAAACCATTCTGAGCATTTTTCATATGCAGCTTCCAGATTCCGTGTATCAAAATCAACAATCTTTGCAATGTTCAATTCGGATACGGCATCCATTACAACTTCCCCTGAGACATCCGCAATTTTGACTCCATTCAATTGAATAAGGGACTTACGCTTATCATCGTTGAGCGCCTTTACGAAATAGAGACCATCATCACCTTTGGCTGGAGCGTTGTAGATCATTTATAGATTTATTGTGTCTCATTTCTTTAAACCAACAAATGGTATAGCTGCGGCTTTATTGAGTAACTCTTTCGGTACCCATGCATTTCGTTTGGGGTTGTACCCATATAACGTCTTGGTGACATTCAAGTTTTTGGGTAATGCTTTCGCATTTATTGGTCGTAATGGGTACTCATTTTTCACATACTTGATGTTATTTACGTTTTCCCATTTCAATGTTTTGGTATTAAAACGCTTATTTCCTGAGGATTTATTATATCCATTTACCTTTGTATTTTTCACGACAGGTTTAAGACCATGCACAAATTGTTTAGATAGTTTTTCACTAGAGGGTTTTGTTGTGAATTTTTTATATTTATATGGATCTAATTTCATAGCCGCACCGAGAGATACACTAGTAGATTTCGAATTCATTCTCCCTTTTGTCTTGATTTTGGGAGATATAGATTTAAATACATTCTCCATGGAACTCGAAGCACTAATTTTCTTATCAATAAGCTGTGCTAAGCGAACGAGTCTCTGACGATCTTTCTCCTTTTTCTCTGGGCGAAGTCTGAGTTTCTGCATGAGATAGATATCCTCAATGAGAAACTCTTTACTCGCAACTAATAGACGTTTATTGTTGATGAGTTTCCCTGTGACGACATCCCGATAAGTGATACCTCGTTTTTTTGTGAGTGTAACTTCATATCCAAATTCATTTGGTCGCATGAAAGGAATATCTAGGATGCCACCAATGTTCGCATTCTCAATTTTCCCAGTTTTGGGAAAAAAGTGACGAATGTTCAGATCAAGTGCGAACAACTCTACATCAATGAAAACGTCACTTTTACTTGGTTTGTTTCCATTCCCTATTTTCTTCTTTTTTATGATCGTGTATCGTCTCATGACATATGAACCACTTGTCTTGAAACCGATACCAAGAAACTTGCATAATTTTGAGTGTTTCTTCTGCATTAACATAATTCTCTTCTTGATGGCTAAATTAAGTCGCTTGGCGATTTCACCTAACTTGTTCCACAGTCGGAGTTTTATCGCTTGAAGCTTACCGAAATACTTTTCATTCATGGGTATCCGAGGGACAAATTTAGCATCAATATCACTTGTCACGATACGTTGATCCAGTTCGACATATAGATTGAATGCTTCACCTCCACTCACGATCAGGTCACCAGCGGAGTTTAGAAACTGTGTGAGTTCACCTAATGTATTTAGAATGATATCACGGATAGAATCCGTCACAAATACATACACAATCTTTTCGAATGTTTTATCAGGGTAAATACTTTTTACGCGACTGCGGAATTTACCAAGGTCTCTGGGTAAGTTCCGTTCATAATATTTCTTCAATTTTTCATCATTGAATAGAAGATTTTCGTTTACGAATTTTTCGATCGTCGACTTCGAATAAATATGATCATCCATTAATATATCATGATATATTAATATGGTATGCCGAGAAATATTCGGCGATTGTCGATGCTATGCATACAAGGGGGAGAATGAACAATTTTGTGCAAAGAGGTGGGGGGTTAATATACTCCCATGTTCATCTGATTGTTGTGTAGGTGGGTGTCCTGATGATGGATCGCGACAACCTTATCGGTTCATAGACCGTCCGGGAATATCATTCGTCAACTTAGATAAACGTGCACTCTTTTTTATATGGTTGATTATTACATTAGTAACTATATACTTCTTCACTGACTTAAAGATTACCAGGGTAAGAAAGATATAATGTCTCTCGAAACCATTCAAACTGAAATCGCCGCCCTTCGCAATGATATCAAGAACCTCTCCAAGCTCGTTCGCAAAGTGAAGAGCACACAGGATGACCCAGATGGTGAGAAGGCTAAGGCTCGCGCCGCCAACAACGGTTTCAACCGTAAGCAGGATGTGACGCCTAAGTTGCGTGAATTCCTAGGACTTCCAGCTGATGAGCTTATCTCTCGATCGGAAGTGACTAAGTTTATCACCAAATACATCGCTGAACAAGGTCTCAAACACCCCGAGAACGGTCGTCAAATTATTCTCGACGACAAGCTCCGCGAGCTCCTCGAACCCCCTGCGGATACTCAAATTACCTACCTGAACATCCAGAAGTTTCTCTCACCTCATTACATTAAGAAGGAGGCTTAAAAAATAAACACATACTATACATAACAATATGGTGACCCTCGTTGATAAGGTGAGGGTTGAACAACTTGTTGGTACAAAGATCAAAAATCTTGATTTGTACCAAAAGGCATTTACACATAAATCTGCTCTCAAAGAGTATGACCAGTTTACTGAATCTTTCGAGACTCTAGAATTTATTGGAGATTCGGTTTTAGGTTTTGTGATTACTAAATTTTTATTTGATCGCTATGAAAGTCGTCAAGAAGGTTTCCTCACGAAAGCTCGTACCAAGCTCGTCCGTGGTGAAACATTGGCTAAAATTGCGAGTGTACTCAACCTCAACGATATCGTCATTATGGATGAAAAGGGAATGCGTAATGGATGGAATAATAATCCTAAAATTTTGGAAGATGTTTTTGAGGCCCTCATCGGTGCCATCTACATGGATATTGGTCTCATTCACGCCAAAGAGTTTATCCTCAGGATTTTTCAAGACCCGAAATATGTTGATATGAATTCCATCATGGTGGATGATAACTTCAAGGATCACTTAATGCGACACTGTCAAGTGCAGAATTGGCCCCTACCGGAATATCGCGTCGCTGCACATCATGAAGGTCTCTTTTACATCGATATCTACATCAATGATGGTTTTGTTGCTAGGGGTGTAGCTAAAAGTAAGAAACAGGCTGAACAAAACGCTGCGCAGACATATTTTCAGGTAAAAGAAGAACTTAAAAACTACAACTTTAATTAATGTAAGATGCATCCCAACGTCAAGGCGTTGCTCGAGAGGGAGTATGCCGCACAGAAATCAGAAGAATGGCTCGCCCTCCGTGGTAAAATGTTGACTGCTTCAGATGCGGCCACAGCCATAGGTGTAAATAAATACGAAACACCCGCTGAACTTTTACTGAAGAAATGTGGTCTCGGTGAAAAATTCATGGGCAATGCAGCTACGAGACATGGTGAGAAGTATGAAGATGAGGCTCGTATACTCTACGAAGAGAGACATGGGGAAGTTGTACATGAATTGGGGTTATGTCCACACCCGATTCATACATGGTTAGGTGGGAGCCCTGATGGTGTTTCCGAATCTGGTAAGCTTGTAGAGATTAAATGTCCCCCGATGCGACAGATTGTACCTGGGGAAGTCCCCATTCATTATATGCCTCAGCTTCAGTTGTGTATGGAAATTTTAGACCTAGAAGAAGCAGATTTTATTCAATATAAACCAGCTGAGACCAATTGGCCTCGCCCCGAAGAATTTGATGTCGTCAACGTTAAGAGAGACCCCGAATGGTGGAAAACCAATTACCCGATCATGAAGGAATTTTGGGATAAAGTACTCTATTTCCGGGAACATATTGATGAACTCCCACCACCTAAGTTGAAAAAGACAAGAAAGAAAAAAGAACCCGAGCCAATTGTCTGTGAAGTACAACTACTAGCTGACGAGGATCATTATCATGACGATTGAAGATCAGTACAACTTGGCTAAGAACACCCTTAACGGTCGTCTCTTTTCCCCGTATCAACGGGAAGGTGTACTATGGATGCTCACTATGGAAAATCAAACTTCGGGACCCAAGGGTGGGTTCCTATGTGACGAAATGGGTCTGGGTAAGACCGTGCAGCTCGTTTCCACTATGCTTGGAAACCCAAAGCCCCGCACACTAATCATCGTACCCAAATCTATTATCACCCAGTGGGTTGAAGAGATTAACCGCTTTGCTCCCAGCATAACAATCAATGTATTTGACGGACCGGGTCGAAAAATAGACACCGTATCTGATGTGACTATCGCACCTTACACAATCCTTTCGGTTGAAACCAAAACACCACTTCACATGACTACATGGGACCGTGTTATACTTGACGAAGCCCATGAGATCCGAAACAAAAAGTCAAAACTTTTCAAGAGTGTGTGTCGTCTTCATACACAGATCAAATGGATCGTCACTGGTACACCAGTGTTTAACTCTATGGAAGATTTCGTGTCACTGTGTACTTTTCTAGGTCTCTCAAAGGTGGTTGTGCAGGGTATGACTAATAAGATCAAGGACATCTATATTCTGAGACGCACCAAAGAAGATCTCGCTCAAATTAGTGATCGTCTTCGTCTTCCACCCTGCTATTTTGAGAATGTGGAACTAGAGATGTACCCGGATGAGAAGCAGTTGTACGAGATTGTGTTTCTCGAGGCACAGGAGACTATCAGAGATGCGTTTAGGCATGCACAAAGTCTGAATGCTAAGAATATGGTCATTTTAGAGTGCCTCCTAAGGGCGCGTCAATGTATGATATGGCCTCAAATGTATCTCGACGGAATCGCTAGGCAAAGTAAGACACAACCAGAACAGTGGGTGGGACGATCAAAAAAGATGGAGACCCTATTTGAGATGATTATGGGACATCCAGATGAAAAGACTTTGATCTTTTGTCAGTTCAGGGGTGAAATGAACCATATTCAGAAGAATCTCACACGACCTGTATACCGTATAGATGGGTCAGTTCCTAAGGATGAACGTGTCAGGCAAATTTCAGAATTTAAGAAGGCTGCCCCGGGTGCGATTTTCATCATTCAGATCAAAAGTGGTGGTCAAGGTCTTAACCTCCAAGAGGCGACGCGTGTGTACATTACAGCACCCTCATGGAACCCGGCAACAGAACTCCAGGCTATTGGTCGCAGTCATAGAACTGGACAAACCTGTCCAGTGTATAT